TTCACGACCTACGGGGGCACGAGTGAGGGAAAATCTCTCACCAATTAAGACAGGAGAAGAAATGAAAATCACTTTTAATCTTTACAGCGGAAGCGGTTTTGAATCTAAGAACACGCTAAGCGCAGAGGATTTTACAGAGTTTCGCAAACTAGCCGAGACCCTCAAACAGTCAGTAAGAATTGTGAGTGTGTCTTAAGACAGAAGCCCCGCCCAAGTGGTGGCAAGTTGGGAGCGATACCCAAGCGGGGCACGGTGAGACGCAAGTCACACCCGCAGATGATAGACATTTGCGGAGAGTTGTACTTAAATACAACTACACAAACAGACAGGAGAAAATCAAGTGGCACAGTGGATACACCCTAACGGGGACACAATCACAACAGAGGGTACCACCTACACAGTCACACAGAACGGCGAGAGTAGAACAGTGGACGTAGAAAAGTGGACAGCCAACGCCGAACAGTGGATGAAGAACGACATCAAAGACGGGTACTACCAAGGGTTCCAACTTAAGACAGGAGAATAAAAGAATGAAGCACCGCACAGGCAAGCAAGCCAAACTGACCGTAACAATTCAAGTTAACGGGGGGATAGAGACCTTCTTCTTCTATGACCTCGCACACTATGGCGAAATCCTCGCTACCTTACACAACTTAGAACTTAAGACACTACAGGAGGCAAACTAAATGAGTACACGAAGCACAATAGCGATTAAGCAAGGCGACAAGGTGACCGCGATTTATTGCCACTTCGACGGGTATAAAGAGGGAGTAGGCGCAACCCTTGACAATTACTACCAAGACACAGAGAAAATTCTCAGCCTTATGGAGTTGGGAAATCTTTCAGTCTTAAGTCAGGAGATTGGAGAGTATCAAGACTTCAACAACCGAGACGCACGGGTGGAAGAATGGTGCCTTGCATACGGCAGAGACAGAGGCGAGACAGGGCAGGAGGCACGCACTTTCGACAGCGTGGCGGACTGGATGGCTAACTTCAACTCAGGCGAGGAGTACTACTACCTATACAGAGAAGGTATCGGCTGGAAATATTCACGAGGCGAGACCTTCTTCAAACTTAAGACAGAACAGAAGGTGGGGTAATGAACTCAACCTGCGAAGACTGCGACAGCCCAACACAAATAAAACTATCCCCTTACGGGGCGCACAAACTAGCGCAAATCACCTGCCCTAAGTGTGGTGTGTCTTACGACACAAACATCACAGATGAGGACATCCAAGCGATAAGAGACGCGCAACTTCAAGCAAGAGTGACTCAATGGCTATCCAACCTACTACTTAAGACAGGAAACTAAAATGTTAACAGCAACAGGAACAATGCGGAACCAATGGAACAGAGAGGAACTAATCCAATTCGAGCACGAGTTCGCAAGGACGGACGCACTAGAGGATTTCCTAGCCTATAACCGCGCTTACATTCTCAGCCTTTCATTCACTGGAGAATTCAAACGAGAGGAAGACAATGACTAACAACTTAAGACATAAGAATTATTACAGAGTGCGAACGATTGTCAGGGTTATGTTTTGGGCGGGAGTCTTAGCCCTTATCTACATCTTAGCAACGCATATCAACTGGACAGAAGATGGCTATTGCTGGGGAACTATTAACGAGTGCTACTTAGGAGGCTTGTAATGAGCAAAGATTATTGCAAAGATTGTGGACAGGTTGAATGGTTATGTATCTGTGAGGTGCCAAGTGTGCGGTGATTGTTTAGTAGAACTCAGCGAGTGCGCTCACGGTTACTACTTAAGACGCGAGACGAAGGTCACACGAAAGGTACTTGACAAGAGCAAGACAGTTGTGCGATAGTACAACTACCAACTAGACAGGAGAAAAGTAATGAGTAATCAGTACCATTTTGTAGTTGCCTTCGACGATGAAGATGGCGGGTGGAGGATAGATGTAGATGGATTCCCCTCAGCCTTCCCTGACGGCACGATTTACAACAACAAGACCAGAGAGTGGGAGTTCGCAGAGACACGCAAGGGATACTCAACACCAGAGGAGCAACTCGCAGAACAACTTAATAAAACCCTAGATGATTTGAACTTCAAACTTAAGACAGGAGATAACTAAATGTTACCAAACGAAACACTTGAAGCAGTAACCAATGGACGCAAAGACTTTATCTACAATGAAGACGGCGAGTTTATGGGAGCCAGTGGTGCAGGTATGGATTTATTTGTACTGCACAGTTTGGTTCGCTACTTAAGACTTGAAATAAAAACAGGTATGAAGATGACTGCCAAAGCAAGCACACTACGCAAGGCGAACGAGGTGCTAGGTACCAACTATAACCGCAAACAAAAGGCACTTGAACACCTTGAAGCAGTGCTTGTTATGGCTGGAGAACTACCCAACCCACCACTTAAGACAGAAGAAAACAAATGATTTATTTAATTATAGCAATAGCACCACTCGTAGTACTATCTGTACTAGGTTTCATAATCAAAGACGAAATGATAGGAGAATAAGATGGCTTCAAGTCCACAATGGAAAGTCTATACGCCAGAAGGTGAGTATGTCGCAAGTGCAAAGCACACAGAGGGCGCAAGTTTGTTGATGAGTTTGTATGGCGCAGGCTCAACGATTCGCTTCGACCACCGCAAGATTGTATGGACAGAAGGTATTGACGGCGAGGCTAGTCAGTCCTACGATTACACAGCAGAACAGATACATAAGAAGTTGCACGGTAACTTACTACTTAAGACAGGAGAATGAAATGATTAAAGATTTAGGAATGAGTTGGTCAGAGTTAGCAGAGTTGACACACACAACACAGGTTGCGAAGTTTAATTGGTGTATGTGTGAAGACAACGAAGGCAATGAGAACCCATACAATGACTGCCCTAAGACAGGAGAATAAGATGAAAATTGACGGAGCAACAAAGATAGAACAGTCATACTTAAAACATATTACCCTTACGCACGAAGATATAACTTATTATGTAAATCTTTACTGGGAATCTGGCGCGGGTTTTGATTTAGTATTTACAAATGCAGACTACAACCGAATCGAAACACCTAAATGGGCGGTAGATTGGGAAGAGACTAACCCTGAATCCTTATGCTTGACCCTTGATGAACTTACAGATGAGGAGTTATCACAATGACAACAGAAGAACAGCAAGCCTTAGCACTTAAGACACTACACGAAGCCATCCAAGCCCTTAAAGACATAGGCTTTATGGTTGAAGATGAAGAGCAATGAGTTTCCCACCAACCGCAGACCCATTCTTTTATGATGACTCAGATTTTATAGAGTGCAAAGTGTGCAGTAAAGAGTTTGACCATAATGAATACAACTCTTTCACTTGTTCGGAGTGCGAAGATGAACAGATAGGAGCCAGCAATGCAACGACAATTCCAAATAGTTTATGAGACAAAGGGAGTAAAGGTAGTTAATGTTTGGTTACCAGAGGGCGCAGAGTTACCAACCAACTGGCAAGCAATGACCTATCAACAGCAAGATGAGTGGCTCTACGACAACCAGATACGCAGTGAAGATTTATGGGCAGATGAACACAAAGGAGAAGCAGTAAATGTTTTACCAGTCTCAAGTCTTAAGGCGGTAATCTAATGACCTTAATACATAGGGATTGGCACACTCAGGCACTATGTGCTGGTGAAGACCCAGAGTTTTGGTTTTATGACAGCACTAAAGGTAGAAGTATCAACCTTGAAACTGAGAAAAAAATTAAGATTGCTAAAAGTATTTGTTCAGATTGCCCCGTAAGACTTAAGTGTTTAGAGCAAGGTATGGAAGAAGAGAACTTAATCCAGGGTACAATTTGGGGTGGGCTTACACTATGGGATAGACAAAGACTCGTAGACAAGGCAGGATAAATATGAAGCGACATATAATAGCAGGCTTTATATTAGTAACGGCAATGTTATTCTTCCCATTCGGAAACGATATACAAGTTGATGTGAGTGCGAAAGTTAAACACCCAGTTAAAGCGCAGACTAAAGCAACGTGGGAACAGAAGAAGGCTAACAAAATTATGGCTATGAAGTTTGCTAAAGCAGGATATGGTTGGGACTTAAGACAGAGGCAGTGTATCTATAAATTATTTACAAAGGAATCTCGTTTCGATAATCTTGCCGACAATAAAAAGAGTAGCGCATTCGGTATAGCCCAGATGTTAAAGGAAGAAAGTAAAGACCCAGCAATTCAGATACTCAATGCTTACCGCTATATCATCCATCGCTATGGCACACCCTGCAAGGCTTGGGACCATCACCTTTCCAGAAACTGGTATTGAGATGTTAGATTTAAGGGGTACGCCGATATTCACTTGTATTTGTGGAAGTAAAATGTTTATCATTACAGTTATGTGGGATGAGGAGACACGAGAACTATCTTGGTATGACTTAAGACAGCAATGCAGACAGTGCGGGGCTATCAGCACAGCACCTACACCTATAGATTGGAAAGACTGATGCCGAACTACGAATACAGATGTAATAAATGTATGTCGCACCAAGAACTACAGCGCAACGTAGAAGAAAGAGATGATGAAGTCACTTGTATTTGTGGCAGCAGTAGTAGTAGAGTTTATAACACACCAGCAATCCGCTTTAATGGTAGCGGATTCTATTCAACAGGAGGATAAGATGTGTAAAGTATGTGAGAGTGGTGGTTGCAGTAATTGTGCGCCACAGAATACAGAGTTACAGTTTGCTAGTGCTAAAGAGATAGAAGAATTTTATGACTTACACGGTGAATCACTTTGGGTTGACCCAGCAGAGGTAGAGTTAGATGCGTAAAGGTTTGTTAGTCTTGCCATTCCTAGTACCAATAGTAGTACTAGGCGCATACATTACTTTATTCTACGGAACTTTTTTCCTCATCGGACTTATCGCTTGAGTCCTCATCACGGTATGGTCTAAAGCCACCAATCTTGTTAATGAGTTTACGGATGCCACGCTTGTGACGCATACGAGCAGCATCTTCGCTACCTAAGTCCATCTCTTTTGCTATGTCAGGAAAATCCATAGCCTCAGCGTGACGAAGGAACAATAGTTTCTTATCATCTTGTTGCAGTTTCCAATAGGCATAGTCAATCTCAATCATCATCGCCATCATATTGCCACCCTCATTAGGTGCGGACGGACGACCTGGACGACCAAGGTCTAACTTGTTTAACTGATTCCACTCACCCCTTAAGACAGGAGTTAGTAATGCTTCAACCATATCTGCTTCGTAAAAGAATAAGTCGCTTGTCTCATACCCGCCTGACTTAGCCTTCCAGTGTTGACAGTAATCTAATGCTTGGTTACGCAGGCTACGGTAGATAAGATTCTTTGCGTCCTTAACTCCTATTGCTTCCCACGTATCTAACTTATTAGGATGCTCGACGAACCATTGGTATAGAGACTGGCGTATATCTTCTAGGTCTATGTCAGTAAACTTACGGTGATACTCAGATGCAACAGAGTCCACCACATACTGCCAAGGTTCGATGCGTGCCCACTCAAGTGTCACTTAATCCTCACTCCATTATCTAGATGTAGGAATCCAACCAGTTTCATCTTATTGTTTTTGTTATTGAACTCAGTGGTGGATGGTAACCATTTCTCATTCCATTCAACTGGCATCATCATATGTAATGGGAAAGCCCACACACCTTCGGGGGTTGAGTTAATGTACCAAGGGGTAAAGCCCAATAGGTATGCTTCTTCGATAAGGAAATCATACTTAGACTTCTCGATAAGCAGGTCTGGGTAATGAGTCTTTCGTGACTTAAGTTCTATAAACATTTTATATTTGTCAGTCGTGCAATCGAACCCGTCGTACTCCTCTGGTGAATGAATGAGGTCGTTCAGGTACGATTGTTTCAACCAATCAAATAATTCTTTTTCTTTCACTCATCATCCCACTTACCCCGTAGTACTAGCAACCCGATGATTGCGTAGTTAGCCATATCTTTGAAGGAATCTTCAAGCGATTCGTGCTCAGGGGATGCACCACTATCTATTAAGTTGTTAATGCGTGCTAACTTGTCGTGCATACGTACACGTAACCCATTGACAGCACCACCTGGTGCTTGGGATATATTCTTTGGACCGTAGTCTTTGTGCTTGCTAAGTAGTAACTCACTAAGTTCACGACTTAAGTTGGAAAGGTTTGCTTCTAAGTGGACTTCGCGAGCAACAGAGGAATCTTTAAGTTTACTATCAGGTAAGAACCTTCCTTGGAGTATTTTGATACCTTCAGTCCCTGATTGGTTAGATGATTTATAATCTGCCATATCTCTTCACTCTCCACCTTCGTTGTCATTGGTATCCGTTTCTAGTAATCGGGCTAGGTTCTGGTCAAAGTCTACGAGTGCCGACTTCACGACCATATCCTCAACAAGTTCGTCTACCAAACTGTAACCATTCTCACTTGCGAACAGTGTAACATAGGTAGATTGTGTAATAAGTTTTATCTGCTCAGGTACATCTGCATTGTTATACATAAATCTTAGAAGAGAACCCAACAGAAGTTTGTATCCATTGGGCAATATGTAATAAGGGTCGAACTCTTCATCATCTTCATAGTAATGGTCTACCAATTGGAATGAATCCTCAAACTGTAAGTGGCATTCGTGGCAATAATTATGTGGTTCCTTTTGTTCTTCGCTCACTGAACACCAATCTTTTCAAGAATGAAATCTTTTCCTTGGGAAACGAATACTGAATTAACATCTTCTCCTTCGCCAAACCCAACGACAGTAACTGGCAATTCTCTGGCAAGACTATTGGCGAACTCACGCCCTGGTCCATCCCCGTCAGCGAAGACGAAGACTCTTTCAAAGTCCGCAAGTAATCTAGTGTAGTGTTTCTTCCAACTGTTGGCTCCTGGAACTCCAACGCAAGGAAAGCCAACACACCTAGACATAGTAAGGGTATCCAGTTCACCTTCACATACTCCTATCCAATCACCTGCACGCTGCACATCTAATACGTTATACATCCGAGTCTCTGCTCCGACCATACCCATATACTTAGGTTCTACTGCAGGGTTAAGACTTCTAAATCTCAAGTCAACAACACCACTTTTAGTAATGTAAGGAATCGATAAACGTCCTGCGTATTGTTCGTGACCTGTATCAGGCTCCGCGACTACGCCTAATTGAGCCAACCGTGCTACCTCCAGGGGTATTCCTCTGCTTAGTAGGTAATCTTCTGCCAGATGAATACTTTCCGCGTACTTCTTGGCTGACTTGCCCAGTAAGTCCTTCTGCGAAACGCTTTGCTTCATTGAAGTTTAACCCCTCTTGATGTACGATGATTTGAATGCTGTTACCTTGCACACCACAGGCGAAGCAGATGAAGATATTCTTGTCGAGGTTCGCAGTACCAGACTGATGTGAGTCTCCGTGAAAGGGACACCTAAGATTGACCTGTCCGTGAGTGCTCCGTAAGGTAGCCCCGTAGTGCTCAAGGACATCTCTGATGGAAGGCAAGTCGTTGTCAATGTTTGTCACCATATCCTGCTTCCCTTAGTAACCAAACCAAGTCTTCTGTTCTCATCAATGAAACCCAATCGCCTACTGACTTCTCACCTTGTCCGTTAAGTCTTAAGACCACAACGCCGAGGTCACCGTTGCTTCTGTCTTTTAACTGCGCGATAGCAGCAGCAGGATTAAATCCAGTGCGTGCCTTCACTTCCCAATCAATACCTATTGTGCCAGTTACATCTGTACCACTGCGCCCCGCGCCAGTAGATTCTGCAAAAGGGAAACCATTCTCTGCTAAAAAATTAGCGAGGACTTTCTGACTTCTGTAGCCTCTATGTTTACGCGACTGTGATGGCACTTATGTCGCACTCTTATCTCCGCGAAGAATACGGATAGCCCAATCCATACCAACGTTAAGTCCATCAGTCCACTCATCTTTGATGGGAACCTTTGCATCTTCAATCTTCTGAATCATTTTCTCAACACGTGCTTGTGTTTGTACCATTGCTGCTTGACGTATGGTCTGAGTCATATCGTCTTCTTCTTCTCTAATCATTTATCCACCGTTCTCTGGTATGTCGTCCATAAACATATACTCAGGATTGAATGCTAACCAACACATTAAGTTAGCGTTTGCATCTGCCCTTCCATATCTGTTCTTCACGGGTGAGACAGCCATTGACGTTCCCACTACTCCAAGTGTACATATAAGTGCAGGAATTTGTGCGACTTTACCCTGCAATGCAGAACGTGGCTGAGTCGGATTCCCTGGTACCGCTTCAGAGGTATGGTGCAGGACAATAATTGCTGCATTAGTGATACGGGCTAGGAACTTTAACTCTTTCATTACCGCACGCATAGAAGCAAACTCTTCGCCACCATCAGTGGCTATGTCCATCAGGTTATCAATGAAGATTGCCTGAGGTGGGCAGCCCCATAGTTCCTCAAAGGCTTCGACCTCTTCGTTAATATCCAACAGAGTCGGACTGGATTCAAAGGACCACACAATATGGGATGACTTCTGGAGTACAGCCTTAGCCCAGTTAGTATCTTTGTCCATCAGGTACTCAACATCAGTTTGATTCTTGCCACTAATCATTGACGCTAGGCGCATAGCCATAGTATGTGAGTTGGTATCTGCTGATATGTAAAGGGTAGGAACTTGCATCTTAAGTGCTAAAGCCAGTGCCAGTGTGGACTTACCTACCCCTGGGACACCAGCAAACATTGAAACTTCAGAGCGTCGGCAGACAATCTTGTTAGTGCCAAAGGTCTTGAACACAGCAGGTAATGGTTCGCCACCTATGTCTGACCGTCCTACTGAACGGACAAGGGTTCTCATATCTTCTTAATCCAAACTTGAGAGTTAATGACTAGGGTTTCATACTTACCTTCGTGACGTGCAAGGAACAAATCAATACCTAATGTTGGTGTTAATTCAGGGGGCATCTCTGCTCCCCAAGTGTAGTCATCAAATGCCATAATGCCACCTGACTTAAGTAGTGGAAATGATAGTTCGGCATCCATCAGTACACCCACTGTAGTGTGGTCAGCATCTATATAGATAAAGTCCCAATGCTCACCTAATGGTCTATCGCACCCATACTGTGCAAGCAAGTAACCAATAGTATCTGCTCGGCAAATGTTTACTTTATAATCTTTAATCTTATCAGTGTATGTTTTGTAGACATCATCAAAGTCCATAGATTTATGTGCATCTTCATCACTGCCTTGCCAAGTATCAACATCAGTAAGTTGTATATTGTTTATGTTTTGTAGCATCCAGATACTTGCATCACCCGTATACACACCAAGTTGCAAGAACTTCAAATTCTCTTGACCCGCTAGTGGAATTAGGAACTTCTCAAAGTTATCTTTAGCAGTGTAGTTAAACCAATTGGGGTATTCCATTA